GCAACGATTGCATGGAGCAATAACTATGTTGCGCTGTCCTCAATCGCGATAAAAAAAGCCATCCGGCAGTTTGAAATTAGCGAAAAAGAATCGGTTGAGCGCGAACTAATCTATGATAGTTATCTTATCATGACCAAAGCCATAACAGGTCAACCGCTATCCGCAGAAGATCCTGCGGAAACGTTACCAATGCGCAACGCTCTCGCGGCTAGACTGTCTGGCACACTGACGGAGAGCAAGCGCATCAGTTATGCAGTTGGAACATGCACGGATTCGGTGGGAACCGAAAAAACATTTATCATCCCGGCAACATCAACCGGAATCGGAAACACTTGTATTCAGCGGTTTGCGCTGCTAGATAACTATGCAGCCGGAACGAAAGTTATCAAGTCCGAGGGTGAATATGATGCGCAAGGATACGCCAGATATACCGATGATTTCGGGCGGTTTGAAACCATGCGTTTGCAGCTTGGCGCAACAAATCCGCTGACAGCAACAACGCCGGATGAAATTATAATCGGGCGCGCCATAAACGGAATACCGGATGGGTACACGGTTAATACAAGCGACCTAATATATGACACAAGCAAGGTTAACCCAAGACCGTTTATCGTCCGTAAAGACAGCCGCGAACAAATCAGCATGACCATGCAGCAGCACTACATAAGCGACAGCGATGGTTTAACCATTGGCGCAGCAATGGCGATGCACACGCCTTGGGTGTCAAACCTTGACACAGCCTTGCATTATGTGTTTTTCACAGTCTCGCCAGATCCGCGCGCAATGTATGTTGACCCGTCAATATACGATATTGGCGACATGCCAAGTTGCACCGTTGACAATACCTACTCTTATATGACAATTCCTGCGGTTGCGACATCTTACGGTATGTTATATGTCGGCTTTGGCATGGTTGACGATTCGAGCCGGTTGCTATGGTATTGCTCCGGATATGATGCAGTCAATCAAACGTCTTACCCTGTTTACATCTTTTTACGCAGATTTGCAAAGTGATAACTAAACTTGACCTATTGTACCGCCATAATGCAAGCCGGACACCTTACCGCGTAATTCATATCTTTTGACAGTTTTTCCGTTAATCATTTCTGTATAAACAAGTATTGTTGCAGGTTCTTGCGTTTTTATTCCGGGTGCGCAAGTTGTAAGCAGGCAGTCGTAAGAACCTATTTGCAGATTGTTAGGATCAAAGCTGGAATATATATATCCTTTTTCACCTGTTTCATACGTGCTTTCTTGTATCAAAAATGCCTTGTCATTCTGCATCCAAAACGGATTTGACGAGAACAGAACTACCAAGACCAGCGCAAAATTTAAAACGAACGAGCAGACGATCGCAATAGTGGACTTTTTCATATGATACCTCCAAGCAATTTATAAGTTATCCCCAGTTTACCACGCATTACTATTTTTGTCAATATTTACTCAACAGAAAGGACTAGCCAATGATTATTTATCTGGATACCAATTTCAACATTGTGTCCGCCCTGCCGGAGCGTGCAGGGCAGTTTTCCCAGTCTGCCGGCGTGGTGATGGTAGCAGGCAAATTCGCATCCACCTATCAGATTACCATTGCTTTCAGGCTGCCGGACGGAACCTATGCCACCGAAACACCCGGGCAAAACAGCACCACAGCAGCAGTACAATTTCTGCTGTCCCTGTCTTCCGAGGTCTACTCCGATATGGGTTTCAACCTCTGGAGCCGCGCCATCCCGACATCAGTCACGCAACAGTCCGGCACAGTACAGTATACGCTATATATATATGCAGGTGACGGCGTGTACCACACTTCGCGCACCGGAGAATTTTCAGTCACGCACAGCATACCTACAGACTTGGTGGCGCCAGATGCGGATGTGTTGCAGGCAATATATGATGCCTTTGCAAGCTTCTCGGCGGTTGCAACCGACCTAAAAAGTGCGCTATACGGTGCAGGCGCAACCGATACATACACAGTGCCTGCAGATAATACAACCGTAAAGCGACTAGGTGCTGCCGAGGCAACCATAGCAGACCATGAGGAACGCGTGGATACGCTCGAAGCAGCATCCGCAGAGCATGAGACACGCGTTGCAACAGCAGAGGGCGAGATTGATGCATTGCAGGCGCAGGCAGCAGCCGTACCGAGTGATATATCAACCGCAGTATCAAATCATAATGATTCAGGCACAGCCCATGCAGATATACGTACTGCAATAGCAGGCAACTCTGCGGCGCTTAACACGCATAAGGATGATACCACAGCACATGCTACTGCGATTGCAAGTGCAATTAGCGCGCATAACGGATCCGGCACAACGCACGCTGACATCAGGGAGACTGCGACCACCGCTCTCGGCGTTGCACAGGGTAAGACCAAGTCCTATGTATTTGACGATTACGATGAGATGTATACATTTCTTGGACTTCTTAGCAACACTTTAAAAATTGGAGACAACCTGTTCATCAGGGAGCTCGACACACCCGACTATTGGTGGGATGGGTCATGGATCCAGCCGCTTGAAACCACAAAGGCCGACCTGACTGTATTTGCGGATAAAGTCACCGGCGCTACATCCGGTAACCTCGCCGGTCTGGATGCTGATGGCAACCTGACAGATAGTGGGTTATCGTCTAGCCTTGTATTAACGAAAGCCTCAATCGTAAATGTGACCAGCAGCAGAACACTCGGACTAGATGATGTAGGCAAAGTTCTAAAAGTTACAGCAGCATCGGTTATAACGATACCCAGCAATGCAGACGTGGCAATCAAAGTAGATGATGAGATTGCGATTGTTAGCTATACTACCGGTCTTGTATCAATTGCGCCCGCAACAGGTGTTACGCTTAATAGCTCCCTGTCATTCAGGACCCTTTACGGTCAGTATAGTTCTGCTGCACTCAAAAAAGTGGATACCGATGAGTGGTTGCTAATCGGAGCTTTGAAAGGTTGATGGTATGAATATACTTACTCGCTATGGGATAATTCCAGCATCTACTGTTAGGTTCGAGCCTATACTGCTAAAACATGATGCAGGGTTGATGGACTTCAGTGTCACCGGAGCAACCAACCTTTATTGGGTGTTTCCCGATGGCACGACATCGACAGCCATTAGACCAGCAAAGACTGTCGATGCTGGCATAACTAAAGTCTACTGCGACAACTGGGACTCGCCCTCTTTAGTGCTTAGCGATAATGATACCAACAGTATTTTCACAGGTTCTCTTGCAGATTTACAGGGAAAACTGATAGGAACTCTTTATTTATCTCACTGCACTAATGTTACAGGCTCTCTTGCAGATTTGCAAGGTAAATTAACGGGGAGCCTTAGCCTGGATGCCTGTGTCAAGGTCACAGGTTCTCTTGCAGATTTACAGGGAAAACTGATAGGAACTCTTAATTTATATAGATGTGCTAATATCACAGGCTCTCTTGCAGACTTGCAAGGCAAAATAACAAACACTCTGTGTTTGAGCAACTTAGTGAATGTCCATGGAGTATACACACCAATTGGTGCCGGAACACCGGCATACACCTATCTAAGCAATACAGGGTTATCAGCATCTGACATGGACGCCACTCTGATTAACTATGCCAATGCAGAGATTCCCAAGAGTAATGGTACATTCACGGCGGATGGCATGACGCGGACATCGGCCTCTGACACTGCTATTGCAACACTGGTTGGTAGAGGATGGACTGTCAGCGGTCTCACAAAAATTTAATATAGGAGGAATACAAAAATGTATATCAAATTATCTGATTTTACAGGCGTTCTTGAGGAAGGAGATACACTGCTAATGAGCCATGAGGAGTTTTTGGCTGGCGGGAAAAGCATCACCGGAGTACCCGTCACCATTACTCCGGATGGTAGCGAACCAGTAGAAATTGACATGAATGACGAAATTAATCGGCTGGAAGTAGAGGCGCAAACATGACGTTGACACTCAAGCTCTACACAGGCAAGGCACGGTGGGCGACTGACAATACATATATAATTGCCGAGAACGATCCGCTGGCCGTCCAACTCAACACTACGGCAAACAATCTGTATGTATCAGCCCAGATCGGCAAGGCGCAGGCGCAGGTTAAGGTATCCAATGCCGGGGTTATTACCCTGCCGGATGGGTTCATCGCGCCGGGAAAACTCTGTATGACCATCCAGCAGTATGTGGATGATACCGTGGCGCAAGAATGGCATTGCGATCCTCTCAAGATCGTACAGCTGCCGAATGCCTACGAAATGACACCGTGGGAGTTAGGCATTGAGCAGCGAATCCAATCCTTGGAATCCGCTACTTTTGGGCAATCATTTAACTTTTGAAAGGACAAAAACAATGAAAAAAATCTTAAGAATGATATTACTTGCGATGATAATTGCAACGATTATGGCGTTTTCGTCGCACGCGTCTGCCATACCGGAACCGGTAACAGAATCAGAAACAACCGTCACGCAAACAGCAACGGATGCAATCGCGGAATGGATCGGTACGAACTCCGCGGAAATCATGAGCGGTCTAACCGTGGTTGCATCTCTCGTAATCGCCTACATATTTAAGCGCGGACTCTTGCCGGTCGTCTCCGCAAGCCTCAGCAAAATTAACGACAAGACAGCAACGGCTGCGAGCGCGCTTACCGCTGTTATCAATCAATCCGCATCAACGCTCGATGCCATCACGAAACGATTTACCGCGTTGTCCGATACCGTGCAAGTGCAGCAAGCGGAGAGCGCGAAAACAAGTGCCATCTATAATACTATTATGCAGTCGCAGGTGGACATGATCGCATCGTTGCTCCTTAATCTTAATATCAGCGTTGACCAGCGCGCAGCCATTACCGACCAAGTTGCCGCCATGAAAGCTAAGATCAGCAAGCTTACGGAGGAGTGATATGCGCCGAAAATACATTTTCAACGCGCTCGGCTTCGCGCTGTCCGTCATACCGGCGCTTGTGGCAACCATCGACCAGTTCCCACTCATGACCACAACCGGGCAGGCATCGGTGATGGCCATACTTGCCATCGTGCTATGCTGCGTACCGTTCATCAAGCAGATCAAGGCGGCGTTCCGCTCTCCTTCCGCTTGGATGATGTGGGGCATTATATTCCTGCTTTGCGCGCTCACGCGTGCGCTCGTGGACGAGTTCTACGCGATTTCAATGGTTGCTTTTGTGTCCTCGTTGATTGGAGCATTGTTTTTTTGGTTAGCAAAGAGGGAGGTAAAACATGGACGAGAAGATAGTGCTGTTTGACACTGGAAAAGCCGTCCGAAAAGTGCTCGATGCATGGGCATATATCATGCTGGCCATTGTGCTGCTGCTGGCGATCCTGTCGGGCTACATCGAGGCGGATATAACGCCAGAAATTGGCATCAACATCGGAGTTGATTATGTCCTGCTGTTGCTGTATTGCTACGGTGCGCGCATGTGCCTTGACAATGCCGCAAAGCAGCGAGGGATGGGATCCGCTGCCTATCAAGATGCCGTAACGTTGTTGGGTAAGGTACGGATGACCGTTAAGGAGGCATGCCCACAAAGCTTGCAGACGTTTTGTGAGAACTATCGCGCGGCAGAACTTGATACCGTTCGGAGCCAAATCCTTGCGGACGCTCTGCTGACGGAGGACGACTACAACGCATACCTGCAGAGCGGCGCGCCAAAGAGTATGCCCCGTAGGCAGCGACGCGCATTGCGGAGAGCGCACAGGCAAAAACCAATCGCTCTCAATCGCTATATGATCGGTCGCCCGGTCGCATCCCGCGTTAAACGCGAGAATCTCAACACGCCTGCGTCCGCTGTCTGGTCAACGTCCGTCCGGCAGATGCTCATATCGGCGATTATGGTAGCATTCCCGGTATCAATCGTTGTTAGCTTAATTGTAGAGCCGACGTTTGCAACGCTAATCGCAGGTCTTATTAAGGCGTTCAGCATCATGTTATCGGGCATCAGCGGCTATCAGACGCGCCTACGTAATATGCTTGAATGTGTACCAGAGTACGCACGCAAGCAGGACGAATTGATGTACCAATACGCCGCGTGGCTAGTTAAGCGGCACGAATAGAATAAGCGCATGGCAGCATACCGAATAAGTAACGGTGTGCTGCTTTTTTTGCAAAAAAACTTAAAAATAATATAAAGAATATTTGCAAAACCCCTTGACATATCACACAATGTGTGGTATAATAAGGACAGTAAGAGAGAAACAAACAAATTAAAAAAGAGGTACAACAAAATGAGAGGCACAGAAAAGCAAATCAACTGGGCGACCGAACTTGTAACTGGCATTACTACAACAATCGACGAGATGATAATATCCGCAAAAGCTAACCCAAGATACGAGAGCGTTAAAGCTCAAGCCGATACGATGATTGCAATGTGGGAAGACCGCAAAGCAAAGCTGAACGCTTGCATGGATGCCGGGTATGTGATTGATTTTTTTAGAGGATTTAAAAAATCGGCTAATCTGATGGAAAACCTCTCTGTAATGCAATCAATATACAAAATAAGCGCTAATAACGGATACGCATTCAAATAATCGCAGAGTGACCGCCCAACTGGGCGGCGTAATGCGGCCAGCCGGTCACAAGCCCGGCACGCAAATCCGGGCGCGGAACGCAGAAGGAGAAAAACATGAAAAAATTTGCAAACCGTGAAGAACTTGATGACTATACGGACGAGTATGACAACGCACGTCTCGATGCGCAAGGCGTAACCGATGCTCTGGAACGGCTCATGCTTCGCGGAGCCGACACGGCCGAATGCAATCAGGCGTTCACCGCAAGACTTATTGCGGATGGATATGACCCAATGGATCTAATCGCTGATGGCACTAATTACTGCAAGGACTGGATAGATTACGGGACAGAGGGGAAAAATTAATATGACAATCAAAGAGATTCGCTCCGCTATGGGGTTAACACAAAGAGCCTTTGCTGCCAAATATGGAATATCGGTACGCACGGTTGAAAGTTGGGAAGAGGGCAAACGCAATTGCTCCGCGATCATTAAGAACTTTTTGGAGAGAGAGGCAAAAGAGAGAATGCAAAAAGTAATCAATCAAAACGGTGTAGAAATCTGGTACAACGCGGCTGTTGATTTCATGGACGACGACCTGCGCGAAGAACTTAATTACAAGCTTGCTCCATGTACAGACCAAGAGTTTTTTACCGCCTACGAGAAGGCGCACGAGGAAAAGTTCGGTGAGGAATGGGTTTGGGAACTCTCCAAGGCGAACCCGACGTACTGAAAATGTCTTATCATGTACCTAAATTCGTCAATAGTTCGTCAGAAGATTTGCAAATCGCCTTAAAACGCTTATATTATGGCATTTTGCAAGATGTACAAATATGATTCGTAATCAACAGATCGTGGGTCCGAGTCCCACCACCAGCTCCACCGAAAACAGCTCGTAAATGCTTAGTATTAGGCTTTACTGGCTGTTTTTTTATTTTTCTTGCCATTGCGCTGTTCCCGATTATACCTCGTTAAACCTGTTTGTAGGTCGTCAAAAAGTCGTCATAACCGGAGTTCTTTACGCATCATTTCCACGGTATCATGCACATAGATTTTTGCCGTAACGTCCACGTTAGCATGCCCAAGATACCGTGAAACCAAGAAAATGTTATTTGTTCTGCCGTACATAAGCGTTGCGCATGTGTGGCGCATTTCGTGCGGTCGTAAAATGGGTATCCCCAACGGTTCGCAAATATCGCGCATGATCTTGTAATAGGAGTTCTTAGCCCAGCTGTCCGGATTGGCAAGACTGCCGTTTGAATCCGGAAATACAAGACCATGAGCGCGGAAGGACATAAGTAAGTTCGTCATGAGGTCGTCAAAAGGCAGGTCGCGAATGCTGTTCTTTGTTTTTGGCTTCTCTATTGCCGGTATACCCTTTGTCATTGCTAACGATTTTTGCACATGCAACACTTTTTCGTCAAAATCGAAATCTCGATCCCAGTCCAGCGCAAGAAGCTCGCTGCGTCGGAGTGCGAAAACAAGCAGCAAGATTGGTGCAAGTTTGCGTGCTTCAAAAGCAGCCTTGAACACCAAGTCTCTCTGCTCCTGCGTGTATGCCCTTGTAGCTTTCGGGTCCTGCGTCGAGTGTATGACAACATCAGAGGCAGGACTATCATCGTATACTATTTTATTTTTGCGCGCTGCCTTAAATATAGCATTCAGCGTAATTTTGAGCTTGGATAGCTTGGATTTGCTTTTATCACGCATCGAGCCGAAGAACGTCTCCACGTCCATAGGTGTGATGGCTGACATCCTCCGCATCCCGAAATAGTCGTTAAGCGTGTTAACCGCCGGCACATAAGTATTCTGATATGTGTTGTCTCGCACCTTTCCCTCTTTGTATTTTTTAAGCCATTCTTGCGCAAAATCGGAAAAAACAACCTTATCATCAAACGATGTACTATTAAGCCATGCATTCGCTTTTTTGTGCGCATCTTCTTTTGACAAGGTGCTGTAAAACGACTTCTTTTCCGCCTTGCCGTCATAGCGGTGACCGACAACAATTTTAACCTCGAACCGACCGTCTGAACGGTTCGGTTTTTCTTTTTTTGGTCTTGGCATTTTTTTGCTCCCTACTTATTTTGCTAGCTTTTCCAACCGCTTCTGCAAACGGTCACGCCGGAACGCAAATGATTTGTTGCTTTCGTCTAGCAAATTCCACTTTATTGCTTGATCGCAAACCGCAATTGCTCCATCAATATCACCTCGTTTTTCTAGGATGATTGCTTTTCTAGACGGTGTGTACATGTAAAATGGTGATTTTTCCGTGTTTAAAAGGTTTTCCGTATTCTTTATATCCAAATCACATAGCATCAAACACATGTCAACAGCCAGCGGTATTTCGTCTCTTTTTTTATATAGTGTATCGGTAACATAACCCAATAGTAAGTGCTGCGGCATGGCGTCTCTTTTTGCATCCGTCTTGCCTAAATATTTGCGCACCTCAATCTCGATAGATTCCAAACCGCCAGCTTGAATAAGTTTGTCAAAAACCTTTATTATTTCTGTGTATGCGTCCCACGCTTGTTGCTTTTTGAGCTGGCTAATGTTGTCTGGATATTCAATTGGCTTAGGCGCGTTGGCTTGTACAATTTCTTTTATGCTTTCGCTTCTGGGCGGCGCGGATGGCTTACAGTTTTTCTCTTCCTGCTTTTCTGCCCACTTTTGATACGCAATCGGAATTGCAATCAGCAACACAATCACCAAAACAAGCCATTCCATAATACTGCACTCACTTTCTGATACTTTGATTTGTCTATGCTATTATAACTTTCCCCTTTGCTCAACAACCTTGCCAATAACCCGCACGGGTAGTTCTGCGATCTCGTAAGGGGAAAAAAACATCGGATCGTATGCCGGATTAGTCGATATCAACATGATGCCTTTTGGCATCTTTTTTATTTTTTTGCATGTTGCGTCATTACCGTTGATGATAAATGCGCCGGTGTCGCCGTCTTCCAAGTCGTCCTGCTTTCGTATAATGACCACGTCACCATCGAATATTCGCGGCGCCATGGAATCTCCCTTTATGCGCAAAGCTATGTAATCGCCGCCGGCAGCCATCTCCTCATCAATTTCTTCCCAGTCCTCGATGTCCTCCACCGCGTCGATGGGGATACCCGCCGCAATCTTTCCATATACCGGAATTCTCACGCCTTTGCGGTGTGCTTTTTTGTTTTCGGTAGTAGGCGCGACTTCGGGGGGGTGTCCGTTGAGCAAGCAATCCACGGATACGTTCAATACGTCTGCAATTGCAACAAGTTTTTCCTTGGGAACTTCTCTGTTAGCTTTTTTTAGGTCAAGCAAAAAGTGAGGGGAAACCCCTATTTTTTTACATAAAAACGTTACTGATATTCCTTTTTCCTTGCATGTTTTTTTTATCCAATTGATTGTGTCCATACTTCTCCTTTTGTAACATCTCACATATTGTGAGATTCGTTTTTGTGCAAACGTACAAATCACATATTTTATGTGATATTCTATTGACATCTCATGATTCGTGTGATATAATATACACATAAGGTACAAACAATCAAATCTTATCATAATGACGACGAAAAGTCAAGGAGGGCAAGAAAAAAATGGAAAACGCAGTAAAGGCACTTAAGGCACTCGGTGTAAAGGGCAGCATCCACATGTATGAGGTTGGATCCTACCGCGATTTGATTCGTGTCGAACTCAACGGTACATACTTCGGGCTGTTTGATTCGGCGCGCCGCCTGTTTGTGGATTGAGGAGAAAGAGAAATGGAAAATAACATTCAAGAAGTCATTCGGAGAATTAACGAACGTGATGAGCAAAACCGGATTGAAACCAACAAACTGATTGATAAATTTAACATGGCCTATAAAATCGAGGATTTGGAAGGCAATATATTTGTTTGGGCCGGCCTTTCAAGTGGCTTACCCGTGTACAGAACATGCAGCGGTCAAACGCATATCTTCAATTTAAACGGCATGAAAATCATTCAAAAATACGCCTGAACGGATGGATGGCACGAAATGACAAAGGAGGAGGAGGAGAAATGAAAATCAAAATGGCCTTTTTCAGCGAAACACGGACACACTACCAATTTTGCGCTCATGCAGCACATTATGAAACCATGTACCTCTCGAAAGACACCGTCAAACAAGCCGGCATCGACCCAAAGAAAGGAATAACCGTCACAATCGAAAGCCAAAAAGAAGGAGAACAAAAATGAACGATTACAAAGCAGAGAGAAAAGCCGTGGGAGACCGGCTGCGCGACTTGCGCATGGAACGCTCCATCACGCAGAAAGGTCTTGCGGAAATGGCGAACGTATGCCGAACTTACTTGAATGCCGTGGAAGCAGGCGCTAAGCCAATATCAGTTAAGATGCTGTATTCGGTCGCCGCTGTGCTTAAAGTTAGCGTCGACGAAATTATAAGGTGGTAACATTATGCCTACAAATGACATGCCGGAATCGGTCAAAAGAGAACTTGAAGGGTTGCGAGAGTTGTGCGATCGGGAAAATATAACCGTCAACGATGTGGCGCAGCTTATCAAGTGTGACGCGGACAACCTTAGAGCGAGTATGGAGCGCGGTAGCTGCCCATTTGGGTTTGGCGGCAAGACGAGGCCGAGGGACCAGCGCAGAGGGTTCCATGTTGATCGCCTTGCGCTCTGGTGCTATCTTACCGGGACTAAAATTTAAGGAGACGGAAAATGACTGACAGATGCATATGTTGCGGTGCGCAAGTCCCGGAGGGGCGGCAAGTATGCCCGGATTGCTATGTGGGTGTAGAGGCGCACGGTCATACTTGCGCCATAATGGGAGAGAGTTGCATTTGCAATCGGTGCGAGCATGGCACCTATGACAGCGCTTGCTGCGCTCACAAAATTAACATGAGCTGCCCCGTTGTAGCATGTCCAGATTTTGTCAGGCAAACTAAGGAGGTGAAAAACGATGCAAAAGATTAACATGCTCTCTATTGCCGAGATGCGGGACAAGCTCAAGGACGACCTGAACTACTGCCTCGGCGCGAAAGAGGTAATCAAATACAGCAAACGAATGCTGTTGCGCAAACGCGCCGGAGAAAGCGACGAGGCGCGCTGGCGCGGCATTAACGACGAGTTAGGCGAGTTAAGCAACACCTTAAGCGCGGTTGAGGAGCGCATTGCCAAGATTAGTCTTATATTGCAAGGAACACAGAACGATGTATAAGTTATTGGTTATGGATTGCAAACAAAAAAAGCGCACCCAACGCCAATTGGGAGCGCTAAAAAAGGAAAGGGAATAAACGGTATGCTTATTGTAACAGAAAGTGACGGGGTTGTCAATCATGATGATGAATAAAATTGTTAACTGCCCCAGAAATGTATCCTTGCGCTGCATATGCCAAGTTTGCGGAGATGGAATCGTTGACGGAGACGATGTGGTCGAAATCGATAAAGACAGATATCACCTGTCATGCCTAGAGGATATGACGACAAAAGAGCTATTGACTTGGCTTGATTATCCTGTCTACGAGGAGGGGGATGAATAATCGTGAAAAAGATCGTAAGCGTAAAAACAATAAGCCGCGCAGAGTGGCTTGAATATCGGCGGAGAGGTATTGGAGGCAGCGATGCCGCCGCAGTGGTTGGGCTTAATCCTTACAAGTCCGAACTTGCGTTATGGGCGGACAAGCAAGGAAAGCTGCCAGAAGTTGAAGACAATGAATCAATGAGAACGGGGCGCGATCTGGAAGATTATGTAGCGCGTAGATGGTGCGAAGCTACCGGGCGACGCGTACATCGCAATAACTACATGTGCGCGCATGACGACTATGATTTTATCCTTGCAGATATTGACCGCGAGGTCGTTGGAGAAAATGCCGGGTTGGAGTGCAAGACTACCAGCGCATACAACCGCGCAGACATTGAGGACGGCAAAGTGCCTATCACGTATCAGGTGCAGTGTTACCACTATATGAACGTGATGGGTTACGACCGTATGTATTTAGCGGTGTTGGTGCTTGGCGTCGGATTTTACAGCTTCGTTATTGAGCGCAACAATGGCGAACAAAATGCGCTCCTACGCGCGGAAGTCGACTGGTGGGGCAAGCACATGGTGCAAGGTGCAGAGCCTACCGCAGACGGTTCAGACAGTGCTGGCGACGCGATAATGGCATTGCATGGGACTTGTACAAGCGAGGATCACGTGATCTTGCACGATATGTATACGGATTTTGAGCGGATGGACGAGATCAAGACGGCGATCAAAGACCTAGAGCGAGAGGAATCGGAAATTAAGCAGGAGGCACAACAGCGTATGGGCGCCTGCGCATATGCAGACGCTGGCAAGTACCGTATCACATGGACGCCGCAAAGCAGGACAAGCATTGACGGCAGGCGTCTTGAAAAAGAGCATCCGGATATTTACAGAGCCTATTCGGCTACGACAACATCAAGAATATTCAAGGCCAAAATAATAAAGGGAGAACGCTTATGAACTCGAGTACAGTTGGAGAAAACAACATCCAAAGCGCATTGGCGAAAAAGCAAGAAAAGCCGTCAACGCCGGCACAGATTATGCAGTCACTGTTATCGCACGAGGGAACAAAAAAAATATTGGAAAATGCGTTGCATGAGAACGCAGGAGCATTTTCGGCATCCGTCATTGATCTGTACAACTCAGACAAGACATTACAAGCTTGCGACCCACGGCAGGTATTCGGCGAGTGCCTGAAAGCCGTGTCACTGAAGCTTCCAATCAATAAGCAACTTGGCTTCGCTTACGTCATACCGTACAAGGACAGCAAGACCGGGACACAGGTTCCTCAATTTCAGATGGGTTACAAGGGATTTATCCAACTGTGTATGCGCTCCGGCATATATAAGTATATCAACGCGGGCGTTGTCTACGAGGGAGAACTTCAAACTGTTGACAAGCTGACCGGTGCCGTTGACCTTAATGGCAATAAAGTAAGTGACGAGGTTGTCGGATACTTCGCCTACATGGAGACGATCAACGGCTTTTCAAAGGCTTATTTTTGGACTAAGGACGCGACAATCAAGCACGCTGCCAAATATTCTAAGTCTTACCGCAGCGGATCATCCATATGGCGCGACAACCTTGACGAGATGTGTGTTAAGACCGTGCTTCGTAACATGCTTTCCAAGTGGGGTGCAATGACGGTTGACATGGAGCGGGCACTTACCTCCGATACAGACGACTATGCAGATAAGACACAGGATCCATTGCCGACGTCAATAGCGGCGGAAGCGGTAGATGGCAACGTACAGGTGGAGGATGTAGCAAATGGAAAATAAAATAACGTACTCGTGCCTGACCATAAGCACATACGGCGGAAAGGTTGTCTTCGATCGACCGCAGGGAGTTGCAAAAGGAAAGCTGGGCGAAGTGATACTGTTTGTCGGGGTTGACGAGGAAAAAAACGAAATACAATATTGCGAGTTGGTTCCCGTGGACGGAGAAAAGATTGTTCCTGAAGTCTACTACAAAATGGAAAATAAAAAGGTCAAGGAGGCATACAAACTTAACCCGTGCCCATTCTGCGGTGGTGAAGCAGATTTCTTACCAAGCAATTACGATACCTATTACTTGCTTTGCAGAAAATGCAGTAAAAAGGTAGGATTGTATGTGGGCGGTTATAAGACAATGGAGCAAGCTGCGGATGCATGGAACGGCAGACAGCTTGAAAGGGAAGGTGACGTGTAAATGGCAAGCTTCAACAAAGTAATCCTGATTGGCAATCTGACCGCAGACCCGGAACTGAAACAAACACCCAACGGTATCTCGGTGTGCCGGTTTACCATCGCAGTCAACCGCAGGCGCAAAGAGGGCGGACAAGCCGAGTGCGACTTCTTCACCGTGGTAGCGTGGCGGCAGACGGGAGAATTTGTATCAAAGTATTTCGCCAAGGGTCGCCCAATATTGGTATGCGGACAGCTACAAACGCGCAACTGGACAGACCAGCAGAACGTAAAGCATTACGCCACGGAGATCGTTGCCGATGAAGCAACCTTTGTGGAGGGAAAATCAACGGAGGGCGGCGCAGCAACCGCCCCGGTCGCCCAAGCCTCACCGCCTAAGCCGCAGGGCGCGCCTGCCGGAGACCAGATGTACATGCCAACGGCTTACTCGGCGGGCGTGTCGGAATTCACGGAAGTCAATAACAGCGACAACGACCTGCCGTTTTAGGGGGTAGGACATGGGGAGCAGGATACTTAAGGAAAGCATATGCACAAGCGATAATCTGGATTCGCTGAGTTGGTTTGATGAGGTGTGCTTCTACCGGTTGATTGTTAACAGTGATGATTATGGCAGGATGGACGGAAGGTCGTCCATCCTCAAAGCAAGGTTATTCCCGCTCAAAAATGTGACCGATAGACAAGTTGAGAGTGCTGTCCAATCATTGCGGACGGCAGGCATTGTCGATCTATACTATGTAGATGATCGTCCGTACCTGCAATTGCGTACATGGGACAAGCACCAACAAGTCCGGACGCAGAAGAGCAAATACCCCGCTCCGGTGCATAATCAAGAGCAAGCAACTGATAGCAATTTAAGCAAATTGAAATCATCTGAAATCATCTGTAATCAAATGAAATCAAATGATTGCCTAATCCAATACGAATCCAATACGAATACGAATACGAATACGAATACGAATACGAATACGAATACGAACTCTATATTGCACGGAGCGGACAAGTCCGCATCCATGCCGGATGAGACTGTGGATGTTGTTTTTGGTCTGCCGTTAAACACTGGCGGTACATATCCAATCACGCAGAGCATGATTGACGAATGGCGAACACTGTACCCTGCCGTAGATGTTGAGCAGGAGTGCCGGAACATGATTGGCTGGCTTAACTCTAATCCCAGCAAACGCAAAACCAAAGCCGGACTGCTGAGATTTGCCAACGGATGGCTGTCACGCGAACAGGACAGCGGAGGCGCAAAGCAAGGCAATCGCACGGCGCAAACATCAAACAATGTTTTCGCGGACATTCTCCGCGAGAGAAACGGGGGATAAAGAAATGACGGTTGACGACACCATCGCCGTATTGTCTATCTTGAGAAGTGCTTACCCGGGGTTCTACGCGAAAATGTCAAAAAAAGAAGCGGAAAGCGTGATCAACCTGTGGTCGGAACTGTTTGCGGAGGACGACGCAGGTATTGTTAAGCTCGGACTTAAAGAGTTGATATGCTGCCATACGGGATATCCTCCTGACATTGCCGAGCTAAAGAGCAAGATCAACGAGATAATCGGAGCGGCCAACGGTGGCAATACGGATATTGACCAATGGAATCGTCTGGTCAAGGCGGTTGAATCGGCTGCTTATCCGTGGGAGGCGAAAGCTGCATACGAAGCATTACCTTCGGCAGTCAAGTCGTGGGTCGGCAGTCCGTCTGCGCTGCATGCATTGGGTCAAGAGGACAGCTCCGTATTTAGCACCGTTACGCGTAGCAACTTTTTGAGGACGATCCCACAAGTGCGCAAACGAGAGGAATACCGGAGGTCGCTGCCTCCTGAAGTCAAAGCGTACATAGCGAAGCTGACCGCTCCGAAAGAGGCAGAACAGCTTGCAGACGAGAACGCCGAGCGCAATAAGGTGTTGGACAGGCTCGACGGTGTAGTGGGTGCGTTGGTATGATCGAGAGGATTTCAGGCGAATACATACCGACTTGCGATATATGCGGTGACCAAGCCGGAACATACGAAACATGGAAAGCCGCGTATGCCGCAATCAAGCAAGACGGGTGGTCTACCCATTTGTGCAACGACGGTCACTATGAGCATGTTTGCAGGTATTGCATGAAGCAGGCGGCAGGATACAAGCGCGCAGGTGCTCGGTGGCATTAAAAGAGAAGCCATTTTTAAGCGATTAGGGTTCTGGTGGTGTAATTAACCACGGAAAATAAAAGCATGCCTAATGAAAGTATTTTAGGCATTGCAGGAAAGAGTGACAAAATGACAAAAGAACAGTATTGGTATTGCGAATGCATATATGATGCAAAGAGAGAGAATGTGCTGAGTGTTTATGTGATCAAGAATGGACTTGGCGATAAAATTGCAGAAGACGAATACAGCAATATGTTGGAAGACATTTGCAAGGCACATAACCTATGCATTTTGAACGGAGAGGAGTGAGTATGAATATCTATTTTTGCAGCGAAGCCGATAATCAGAGCGTGGGTCTGTACATTATCGCGCCGAGCAGAGGTGCAGCAAAGCAGATTTACGAGATTAGAATGCATGAACCTTATATTGACATTAGAAGTCGGACAGTAGAAAAAGATATACTTGCCGATGCGTCTAGAATAATTGCCGTTGGAGACCCACTGCTGAAACAATATGACCTGAAATATTATGACGAGAAAGGAGAGCCGATATGAACAAAGAAGTAATGTTTTCCTCGGCTTCTTACGAGTGGGAAACGCCAATCGAATTTTATGAGAAGTTAAATAAATGCTACGGTTTCACCCTTGATCCTTGCGCGACAATGCAAAATCATAAATGTGAAAAGTATTATACCAAGGATCAAAATGGGTTAGCTCAAAGTTGGGATGGTGAACGTGTGTTTGTAAACCCACCGTATGGCAGAAAGATTGAAGATTGGGTACAGAAAGCGTATGAGACAAATCGCGACACTGGCACATTGGTTGTTATGCTATTACCTGCGCGCACCGATACGAGGTGGTTCCACGAGTTTATTAAGGGCAAGGCATACATAACATTTGTGCGAGGACGTCTTAAGTTTGGCGGTTGTAAAAACTCTGCTCCATTCCCGAGCATGATAGTTATTTATGGGGCAATCACAACAACGGAAAGGGGAAAAACGAATAATGATTGAAAAAACAGACTGCTTACTTAAGACATACCCGTTTAATTTGGCAAAGGAATTGCTAGAAAACCCGGAAGAACTATACATACCGGGGTTGGAGATGGCGTTGGAAACCCTGACCGATCGTGAAAGAGACGTACTGCGGATGCGCTTCCGAGAGGGAAAGACTTTGGTTAACGTTGGAATCGCATTAGGTGTTGGGAAAGAGCGCATTCGTCAAATCGAGGCAAAAGCACTTCGCAAGTTGCGGCATCCGACAAGAAAAAACATGTTTACCGCTGTCTCAAGGGTGGAGAACCTCAAGCTGAAAGCGGAAAATCTGAGGCTAGAAAATGAATATGCCTTGCTTGAAAAAGCGTTTAAGGTCAATACCGGAACAAATGCGGAGCCGGGTGCGATTGTTTCAATGGCAATAATTTCGGATATGCTTGAGACACCAATCTCAAAGCTTGACTTGTCTGTCAGATCCTACAATTGCCTTACTCGAGCAGGCAAAAAGGCGTTGAAAGATTTGCGAGATATGACGATGGATGAGTTTTATCGCATCCGGAATATTGGGCGCAAAAGTGCAGAAGAAGTGGTCAAAATGCTGCATGAATACGGCATCGCATTGCACGCAAGCGGTATGGCGGATCATAATGATATTGCGCAAAAATAAAAAAATGTAAAAGAGGGAAGAAAATGAAAGCAATTACAATTTGGCAGCCTTACGCAAGCTTGGTTGCAATCGGAGCTAAAAAGTACGAAACAAGGAGCTGGGCGACAAAGTACAGGGGTCCAATCGCAATTCACGCGGCGGCAAAGCCTGTTTGCGATACACTCAACGGGTTGATTATGGGAAAAGAAAAATATACAGTGATCCGAAATGCTCTTGATGCGGTTCCGGAGGTGCTGTCAACCGGGCACACTGGTTCGCTCCCATGCGGCTGCGTTATTGCCACGGCTGAGCTGGTGAACTGTTGGCGAATCGTGCCTAACCTTGGAACCGGTGTTGACACAGCGCGGTACATCCCTATCTGCGCGGAGAGTATGACCATGGATGAACATGCGCCGGGTTATAGTGACTACTTTTTACCGACCGAGCGCGAGATGCTCTTTGGCGATTGGGCGCCCGGTCGCTACGCGTGGGAGCTTGCCAACGTGCAATTGCTCCCGGAGCCGATACCGGCCAAGGGACAGCAGGGCATGTGGAATTGGGGGAACAAATGAATTTGATTGAAAAGATAATCATACCCATCCAGCCGGTGACAAAAAAGAATCACGGGCAGATTGTGCCAATCAAAGGCACGAAACGGCACATCATACTGCCATCGGAGCAGTTCCGCGACTACCGAACGGCTGCAATGTATTACATACGGATGCGAGTAAACCCGATAAAAACCGCCGTCAACCTGCGGTGCCTGTTTTACATGGGAAGCAAACGGCGCGTTGATCTGGTTAACCTGTTGCAATGCGTTTGCGACATCTTAGTCGATGCCAATCTGCTGGAGGACGACAACAGCAACATTGTGGTATCTATGGACGGTAGCCGGGTTCTGTACGACAAGCAGCACCCAAGGACAGAAATTGAGATAACGGAAGCGTGAAAATAGGCTTGCTCCGCCATGTGGCATCCGATACCACGGCGCCAAGACTGTTGCTTATGTGTTTTAGACAAAATTTAAAAATATTTTTATAAGAAAGAGCGGCACTATGAAAAAAGTATATAAAAGTAAGGTCTATGAGGAACGCCCTGCCTATGCTGATTTTGATTCCGCGCGTAAATGCGAGGCTATAAAAAGCATAATTGCCAAAAGATTGGTTCAGCACCCAAATGCAATCTGCTCCTACTCGGGCGGAAGCGACAGCGACATTATGCTGCACATGATCGAAACAGTTAGAAAAACGTTTAATCTTCCGCCCGTAAAATACTGCTTTTTCAATACGGGTCTTGAAATGGAAGCTATAAAGCGCCATGTACGTGAGATGTCAGAACTTTACTGCGTTGAAATCTCCGAATACCGACCTAAAAAGGGCATCGTGCAGGCCACGCGCGAACACGGCTTGCCGTTCGTATCCAAAATTATATCCAGCGGTTTGGAGGGCATCCAGAGAAAAAACATCCCTCTCTCAATCGCTGCGGAATACGCCGAGGCGGAAGACAAAAAGGCAAAAAGAGCAGAGCTGCGGGAGCGGTTTCCCAAATGTGAATCTACAATTAATTTTTTATGCGGATGCAACACAGCCGGCGAACCGCGACCAGACATCCAGCTTGTTATAGGATCATCTGATTTTCTTCTTGACTTCATAAATGAAAACCCGATTCCCATGAAAGTCAGTAACAAATGCTGTAACTGCTGTAAAAAGCAGTTGGCGCATCGCGTTCAAAAGTCGTTCGACATGGTGATAACAGGCGAACGGAGAGAAGAGGGCGGTATGCGATCCGTGCCGCGAAAGGACAACACAACTATGTGCTTTTCCGAAACAGCAGACGGAAAATACAGGCTGCGTCCTCTCTTTTATATGACGGGCGCTGACAAGAAGTGGTATAAAAATTATTACGGCATCCGCTATTCAGATGCATACGAGGTATACGGGCTAACCAGAACCGGGTGTTGCGGTTGCTCGATATCTGCGACCGCTGCCGAAGACTTAGAAAGGATAAGACCTTTCGAGCCGCAACTAGTAAAGGCTGCGTGGAGTGTTTTTGGAGAAAGCTACATATACCGAAGAAAGTATAACGAGTATAAGGCTTTGCGGCAGGCCGAAGCGAAGGCAAGAAAAAAAGCCGAAGAGTCGGGTGCTGCTTGTCGTACAGCACCCAAGGACAGAAATTGAGATAACGGAGGCGTGAAATGAGACTGGCAGAAAAGCAAATTATTGAGGAAGAACTGCGCTTTATCAAGGCTTATATCGAGGTCGGAAAGCCGGAAGCGGCAATATTGCGCATCGAGGGCGCAATCGAGCGCCACAACGGATGGATGAAATTGTCGCCGTTGCCAAAAGCATATGACACCTTGCGTGAGCAGTGTAAAGAGCATAGCGCTATCATGCAAGATTGCTTAAAACGAGGTGACATAAACGGCGCCGCGTTGCAACACAACATTTGCTCCGGGCTGCAGTACGCAATGTCGTTGATAGTCAACAGTGGAGACGAAAGTAAGGAGGAATAATCATGACAGTAACCGAATCCTGTAAAGGGTATTGCCCGGACAGAAGCGCATCGTGTCACGCGACGTGCCAAAAATACGCCGCGTACAGAGCGCAGCTTGAGGAAAGAAAAGAAATGGAGCGCATGCAAAGGCTAATGCCGATAAGACCGGTCTATTTGGCTGTGAAACAAATAAGCAAGGGATTTGCTCCCGGTGAAGGAGAGCGCGGATGAAAGCAAAAATTGAGAAAGTAAGATGTAAGAAAAAATGACATATTTTGAACACATTCGGTCTATGTCAAACGCAGACCTTGCGTATCTTCTTAATTTCCTGCAAATTGAAGTGCCACTGCTGATGCTTGCTTTCGTGAGAACAGAAACCAATAAAGGAAAGAGGGACGAATGGAGAGTTGGAGACAATGGAACTGTAAATCTAAACGGAGACGCGAGACACCTGTATTTCACTTTACTAAAAAACTACGATAAGGAACTTGAAGAATTGGAGAATTGCGTAAACCAAAGCGCAAATTAGAAAGTAAGAGGAGAAGAAAGATGATTAAAAAAGATTGTATGACCGGCGAGGTACCAGAGATGCCGGAAAACTTTCCGGATACGGTGCAAGACAAAGTAGCATGTGCCATGTACGACATGTTTTCCCTGATTGAATCCGCGAATCGCGCGGCAAAGCAATTTGCGAGGCTTAATTCACTTTTGGCAAGCTGCGGAGGAAAGTTGCCAAACGTTATTACGCGCAACGAGCTAAAAACGGCGGCTCGCCATGTTGATCGGGTAACGGAAGACTTGCTGAGCGTTTCCGGACTTATGCTTGAGGTAGGAAACAAGGTCAAGGAGGACAGCCATGAATAAACAAACACTAGAAAAATGCCGGTATGCTGCTCTGGAGTTTGAGAGCATAAAAGTGGCGATGGAACATGTAGGATCTATGTTTCCTGATTGTAGAGCAGAAGAAAGGCGCAAAGCCGTTGAGCGGTTTTACAGCAAGCAGCGGAAAATGGTTGACGCGATAAACGAAGCGGAGCAGGTGATTGAAAGCGTTGAACATACAGGAGCGCGCACTGCCTTGCGGCAGTATTACATAAACGCCGTGCGCACATGGGATGAAGTGGCAAATTTGTGCTATTGCGACACGCGAACAGTACGGAGATGGGTACAAAATGCAGAAATGTAAAAGCTGCCCGCAAATGTCCTTGAATGTCCGCTTTCATATGTGCTAAGATTAAGATACGAGGAATAAACGAGGGGCGGGAAACCGTCCTTCGCATAGCAATAAGCGCAATATATTTGATTGAGCAAAGTGCCACAAAAAAAGGAGGTAAAAAATGACAAAGGACCGCGCGGCATGGGAAGAAGACGAGTATAAGCTCGCGCTCCTTACCTTGTGGAAAAGTCTAGGGCGTACAAGTCCAGAGGTCGCAAAGCTGATGGGTATTACATATAAGACATTGAAAGAGTGGATGCTCTTGTCTCCCGCGATTAAGGAAGCAATAGCAGCCGGCAAAGACACCATCGCCGACAAGATCGCCGGCAAGATGGCAAGCCGCGCAATGGGATACGAATATACCGAAGTTAAGAATACGATTGAGCATGGGCAGGTGGTAAAGACGGAGCATACCAAGAAACACCAGCCTCCGGATGTAGGCGCGCAAATCTTCATGCTTACAAACCTTAGACCGGACTTGTGGAAGAACACGCAAAAAGTGGACGCGACCGTCAAAACGGACATCCCGGACGCATACAAGAAGTTGTCCGTGGAGGAGTGGAGGAAACTTGCCGATCCGGAAA